TATATTTTTACATCACCGAATTTTAAGTTTATCTCTGCGCCAACAGAGATATTCTTTTGCTGCAAAGATATATATTATTTCCCAAATATTGTATTTTCTCACATATAATTTCGCCAAAAAATTGTATTTTCAATAAAAGAAAGACTTATTTTTTGAATTTATACACCAACCATCCCGCAAGAATCAAGCCTATGACATAGCGATAAACTTTATCTTTATGCAAATCCCACCAAGATAATTCGACTGCCTTCTCTCTTTGATTTAGTAAAGCATTCACCTTGTTACTTATAGTATCAAGTCGATTCGAGAACTGCTGCAAAGTAATGGATAATGTTTCATCAACTTCAGTCTGTTCTTGCTCCTGTTTAGAAGCGGTGGTAATACTTTCTTTGACTGGATACTGTTTTCCAGCTGAATCTGGAAGAGACAAGTAAACTGTTTTATTCTCAATTTTCAGCTCACTCAACTTTTCAGTAGTAACTTTCGTTTGCTTATTCACATCCAGCCGTAGTGATTCAATTAAGTTTCGCAAATACAAGAAATCCCCTGAATAGTCAATCTGCTTTTGCGTCTCAATGTTATGAGACGTTTTGCAGGAAGTAAACCATATTCCTGACATCAGGAATATGGTTATATAAATTAGCGTTTTCATGGCCGGATCACTGTATTACGAAGAAAATTAGAAAACTCGGAACGAACATCAAAGCAGGGACAAGCCTTGATGTATTCTGCCGGTTCCACTTCGCTGCTGTCGTCTAGGTCTGGAGATGTATCACGATGTCCGAGAACCTCGACAATATCATACTCCTTACATAACTTTGCTACCAGCTCACGCAAACTAGCTTTTTGAGCCGGAGTACGTGTATCAGCAGGCTTTCCAGATGCGTCCAAGCCTCCGATATAACAGATGCCAACACTATGCTTATTATACGAAGACTTTGAAAATCCTTTGGTATTACAATGCGCTCCGTCAATGCTTAACGGTCGCCCATTCTCAACCATTCCGTCAAGGTCAATAATGAAGTTATAACCGATTTGATTGAATCCCCGAGCCCGGTGCATCCGGTCAATATCTTTGGCTCGTAAATCCTGTCCGGCACGCGTGGCCGAACAATGGATGATAATTGCATCAATTTCCTTCATTTCTTCTCCTCCTTATTCTTTGTTATTGGGCCAATCTTTACCAAATTGACACGGAAAATGATAGCTATCAAAATGGCTGTTCCTAACCAATGCCAAGAATCTTGAAAAATAAACTCCAAAACTTCAATCATTTTGCACCTCCTTTTTGTAAGTAGTTCGTTAGATAAGGGATATTCTTTATAAACTCGACACTTAATACATAGTGCAAGAAAGCTACTACTTTGTAACCATTGCTAGAGCTAGGGAGAATTTCTTTGATATTCCTCAGAATATTTACCCCGTAGAAATAGAAAACGCTATACGTAATAAATGAGACACATTGAAGTGCACCTTCCGGATTTCCTTTGTGTTCACCAATAAAATAGATACAACTAACTAAGGTAAAGAAAATAGTTGCTTCTACGATGCATCTCCAAGCCTTTTTAAAAGAAAAGCTTTCATGATTGATTAGTAGGGCAGTAAGAAGCCCACAAATGAAGTTGAGGGCAAATACAGCAATAAGGCTTTTGATCTCCCCTGAGATAGGATTAAGATAAGCAGCTATACCGGTAATCAATCCAATAAGTAAGTTTTTGAAATAATCCATAATCATTTATCTAAAATATTAATACTTCATTTCAATACCTCACTACAATCATCAATAGCAGTCTGGAATACCTGTTTCACTTCCTCGGGAGTCAGCCCGTGATCCTCGTGTAGAGAAAAACCAGTCACCCCGTTTTTCGATATATTAAAGAATCCGACAACTGTTTCATCATTAGAAATTTCAGCTGTAACATCTTTTACCGCCTCAGTGCCGCGAGTTGACATCCTGTACTTGATCTTGATATCTGCAGTAACCTTTGATACTGCTGTACTGTTAGTTGCTTTAATATTCATTCTTTACCTCCTTTTTCTATTAAGTCATAAATCTGTCCATAAACGCCAGCGGTGAAAAACTCTGCACAAATCTCCTTTAGGAGAGTAGCATCGTCTGTTTCAATATCAAGCACACCTCGATTGTTAATAATCTGCTGCAGCATTTTATAAGCACGTAATTTTTTAGCCATATCCATACCTAGTTGAGCATTCATGCCGGTAGCATACAAGGCTTCTGAGATCATATCACGAAGAGATTTCTTCCTCTCCTTACCATCGACTAATTCAACTGCTTCCTGACCTTTGTGATCAAGTAAGTTCCGGTTTAAATTTACTTTCATAATTATACTTTCAAAATTAATATTGTGAACACTCTACAATCATTCCTTTTATAATGTGAATCTTCATGTTTTTAGAAGCAATACCTTCTAACTGATTATTTTTAAGTCCATAAAGCCATGCATCAGATACGACTGAAACAGAATTTCCACTATTGTCTTGAGGAAAAAAGCCCCTGGCGGAAACATCACCTAATACAGTAACATTACCATCGAAAAAACCTGCGTAAACGTAGTTTGATGGATAAGTCGGATTTGTCTTTGATGAACCATATATCGCTGCACTACCACCTGCATTTGCTCCGATTGCTGCTACTCCAAAGCGCCCATCTGTGGCAGGATTGAAGGTCACATTAACAACACCCTCCTTAGATGTTCCGGACCCTAATTTTAAGCTACGTGACGTCCCACCGAAATAATCGGAACGTGTCCAAATAAGACGTCCTTTTTCAATAGTAAATCCACCGACAAATCCAACCTCAGCATCAATTCGTCGTACTTTAATCAAGTCAGTATTAAGATAACCTCCTATGATAATAGTACTACCGAGCTGCGCAGCTTCAACGGCATCTTTAAAAGCCAATCCGCCTAAACCGTCTCTGTCTACTTTAGAATTAATCACCGTCTGCAGATCACTATGAAGCGCAGTAATAGTAACAGCACCTTCCAGATTGATCTTAGATGAATGGATTGTTGTTGCTTCGCCCGCCTGGTTGATATAAGATATAAGCGTATTACCATTTTCCAGCTCTTTAGAAGCGTATATCTTGTTACCGTCTGCCGTGGTAATCCATCCGGCTGTATCAATACGTTGTGTAATGCTATCTACACGTGTTACTTGTGCGGATATTCTATCGCTCAGTATATCTAATTCTGCTTTATTATTGTCGGCGAACTGTTTGAGCGCATCCTGTATTGATTGATTAGCTGCTTCGACGGCTGTATTGAAACTGGCTAAAGTTGAGTTAAAGAGAGCGAATTTATCATCAACGTTTTTTTTCTCCGCAGTAGTGGTCTGCCCGTCAGCAATAGCAACGTTGATTGCTGCGAGGAGATTGTCGATAGCGCCAAAGAGAGAGATTTTAGCATTGAGTAGGTTAGTCTTAGCAACGCCAACTAAGTATGTATTCACGTACAGCTTATTATATGTAGCTTCTACAGAGGCTTTCGTATTTTTGACTGTATTGATATATTTTTCAATAGCTTTAGTTTCTGCTTCTGATATAATACCGTCGGCAAACGCACCGTCTACATATTTATGTAAATCACTAATATCATCGTTTACTTTTTCTGCGGCTTTTGTGGCATCTGCCGCATCCTTTAACGCTTCCAGTGCTTTTTTCATTGCATCATCGGCGAAAGACTTTAACTTGTCCTGTATGGACTTATTAGCTTCTTCGACAGCAGTATTAAAGTCAGCATAAGCACTGTTGAAGCCTGCAAACTGTGTATCAACAGCCTGTTTTTCATCTGGAGTAGTAAGTTTGTCTGCAATGGCAGTATTTATTGCATTTATCAATCTTTCTATGGCCCCCATCAGCGTAATCTTTGCATTAAGCAGGTTTGTTTTTGCGACTCCGGTTAAGTATGTATTTGCATATAGTTTGTTGTATGTCGCTTCTACGGCTGCTTTCGCATTGTTAACTGTGTTGATGTACTTTTCGATAGCACTAGCTTCCGCCTCGGATATTACACCGTCAGAGAATGCACCATCTACATAATTATTTAGATTGGATACTGCATTGTTTGCTTCGCTGGCACTCTTGGCTGCCGCATTGGCTGCTTCCATAGCAACAGCGGCCTCTCTTAATGCTTCTTCTGAATAACCTTTCAAGGCATCGTGTATCGCTTTATTGGCTGTTTCTACGGCAGTGGTGAAGTCGGCATACGCAGAATTAAACAGGACATACTTATCATCAACGTCTTTCTTTTCTGCTACGGTTGTCTGCCCGTCGGCAATGGCGGTATTGATAGACTTGATAAGGTTCTCAATGCTTCCCATCAGCGTAACCTTTGCATTGAGCAACCCGGTTTTGGCCGTTCCTGAGAGATAAGGATTTACATACAGTTTATTGTATGTTGCTTCTACAGCTGCTTTCGCATTATTTACAGTGTTGATATACTTTTCGATAGCTTTAGCTTCCGCCTCAGTGATAATGCCGTCAGCAAATGCACCGTCGATATAGTCATGCAGACCTCCCACAGCATCGTTTGCATCAGCTGCAGACTTCTGAATAGAATCAATCAGATCACTAACTTCAAGCCATTCCTCCAAATTTTCTAATCCGGAGGATCCTGCCTTAATTTGAATATTTCCACCTATTTCACTTTTAACTAGGTCAAAGTAAGTTTTTCCATCCGGAGAGATGATTCGTTCTGTTGTTACGCGGCCCGGCAGAACTTCTGTGAATCCATACAACTCAACGAAGCTGCGCTCACCTTCATACTCACTGTTTAGGATGCCGGTTAGTAGGTGATAATATCCTGCTATCTGTTCCATTTTGATAGCTGTTTCACTGAGAAGGAATGTGCCGGTCTGATTTTCCTTGCTGCATACAGCATACAGATAATATTTCTTCTCTGGGGCAATAAGCGCCGGAGAATTATATTCAGCCATATCCCAAAACTTGTATTCGCTAGCTTTGTGTTCAGACGACACAGTTTTTATCCCTAGCGTCATGTGTTGGATGATGCCGGCAGGCGAATGTAGCACCTTTGTATTGATATTGTAAGTAATGTTATGAGATACTTGTACCGGGACCGCTTTTGATCTGACAAAGCGGAACTGCAAACTTTCATCACCTACGAGTAACTGCATCGTCTGTATAGTGATGGGATTGATTGAGCCGGAGAAGTTCAATAAAGCATTTTCAAGCATGGACATAGTTTCCTTTGCATCACGAAAACGGCGCTTGGTAAATCGCAAAGAATCTTTATACTTGATATCTACGTCTACTTCATTTGTCTCGATCTTATCTAATTCGCTGGTTACGGAAGTACCAACTGGATCATTTGATAATTCTATTTCCGGAGAATAAGGGTTATTCACATAACGTTTAATTCCTATCATGCGAATAAGTGAACCTTCTGGATGAAACTGGGTATCGGAGAAATCTACATAACCACCCAGCACAATCTTGCCGCCTATTTCTAGCCAACGCTTCTTTGCCCAGATACCGTCCAATGTTCCGGTAAATACGAATGATTTATCTTCATGCTCAAAGAGGTATTTAGCAGCTTCCTTAAACACTTCCCAGCTAGCACCTGTCTGCTCTTCATCATTACAGATATATGAGTTCGGTAGCTGGATACCGAATACTGCGTAGGTATCGCCTGTCTTAGGATGCCAGACATCAGGTTCCGGCATAGTGATACCATCGATCTCCTGTGGAACTATTTCAAAACGTCTACCTGCTTTCTCTATTTCTCCATTCTCTTTAAGAATGGGCTCATGGATATACTTGACTTCAAACTCTTTGCCTGTAAGTGTACCTGTTTGGAAGATGACGGTCATGGTCTCTCCGGCTATCAGACATTTCTTAAAATCAAGATCGTTAGGTATATCGCTATCTACAAAATCATAGAAGTTAGTCTCCTTATTAACCTCGATAACAGAGCTAACAGTTCCAATACGAGAAGGATAGATTGCAGTGCAGTCTAGACTATCCTCTTTACCTGTAACTAAGCTTTTGTCAGCACGCATGACACTGGTTCCGTCTGCATCAGTTATATACCTTCTACCTTCATAATGAAGGGTCTTAGATTTGGGCAGTAACAGATATTTAGCTCCGTATGTCGAGTAGTTGATATTTCGATCAGAAGTTTCTACTAGGACAATTTCGGGCGGTATATCTCCGGATTCCCGACCAACACCAACCTTGAAACCATGGCCTTTACCATAAGACAGCTTCAAAGGATTATTCTTGTTATATTCAACTTTACGAAGGTGAACCGTCTTTCCAGTAATCTGCCATTCCGTTTCATACGTATCTGCAAGTTGATTAAGTGCATCAAGAATATATGTGTGATTATAGTTGATAACTTTATCCGTTCCTTCGATGCAATCACCGACTTTCCAGCCCATATCACGACGATTTAGGTTCTCGACGAGTAATCGTAGGTGCTCATGTGCTTTAGCTGTATATGCGAATTTGATACTGTTATCTGCAATGTGACGAACTTTCCACATCATAGCATCCGCTTTAGCAGTTTCAAGTATAAGCGTATATTCAAAGTTACGCTCACCTTTCTTTTTGAAATTACTATCTTTTTTGAGAGAATAACGCTTTCCGTAAAAGTCGCACCAAGTTCCGACCGGTATTTCTAAGTATCCCGGATAGGAAAAATACAAATTAAGTGTATCTTCCGCCATGATTGCTTCGTAAGAGTAACTTTCGTCCTTTACATCGAGCTTTATTTCCTTATTACCACTATATAAAATTATCATATCATCTGATTAGAATTATAATTATAATCTAAAATATAATCAGGTATGTGTTTTTAATGCTATTCAAATAATAGTTTTTCCGGATAACCTACTGTGTAATCATACTCTTCAATCTGCGACACGATATACATCTTTTTTATAGCTGCAAGATGCAGTTGTGTCACATTATAGCAGTCGAGGGCATATAATTCTAGAGAATTTAACATTGCTAATGCGTTAAGAATAGGAATAGTATACTTCACACCATCGAACCACAACACTGTTTCGGTCCTTCCCATGTCTTGTTCTATTGAAATGGAGTTCTTCAAACCAACTCGAGTATCCTTATCAAGCCACATTTCTTTCCCACTCAAAGTAAACGAATTAACCGCCTTTGACTTGTCATACAGCAAGATACGATTTACCTTCATTTCTTTTATTTCATCAATAGAATACTCATGCTCTACCAAAATGGGAACACCATTATCACCTTCGTAAATTTCTTTTCCTTCAGACTGACCTTCTAACAAATCATTGTAATAGTCGTCCTCAATTTCTACCGAACCCTCAATTGGTTCATCGTAAAATCCTTGTTTCCAGTATTTCATAATACATTCATTTAGTTATTTGTTTATATAAAATTAGTTCTCTTGGTACTACGTACGCAAAATCTGACTTTTCAAATGTTGGAACTAAGTCACTTGGACAAAACGGTTATTATAAGTTTCCTGACGGCCTAATGATTCAATGGGGAAAAAAGACGAGTGGCACTTACTCTGGAACAATATATTTCCCCTCTTCATTCTATGACACAAATTATTCTCTGCACTTGACTTGTAATAATGGAAATACAGGTAACGATTCATCATGGATATCCAATTACACCTCTGTTTCAACTAGTTATTTTGGATATAATAATAAATATCAGCAAGCTGCCAATGCAGGTTCTAATACAGCCTCTTTCTATTGGTTTGCTATTGGTCGCTGGAAGTAATCTTATTTCCAACGGCCTATAGCAAACCAATAGAAAGCTATACTAAACCCTCCAGCATCGGAATCATTATTATGGTAAACGGAATCCATAACAAAGTAAGAAGCATATTTGCTATATACATCGAAAGAATACATATAATTACTATGCACGAGCCGAGTTCCAGTTAGTTGAATAGTGTAATTACTATCATAAAAGGTCGTATTAAGATACACGGTTTTACCTATCCCGGAAGTACTTGAGTGCCCCCATTGAATAAGCAGACCATCATCATATTTACGATAACCGTTTTGTCCAAGTGATTTAACTCCAATATTAGAGAAATCTTTCAAAGCGTACGTAGTTCCAAGAGAACTTAGTGCGTTCTTTTCCGCATCCGTCATAAACTTCTTATTTGTCACTTCTGTTATGTCTGAAGCAGAATGTGAATGTGATGCAGCAGCATAACTTCCCTTAGGCTGATAAGTTGAGTCATGATTATGATTCCCTTCAGCTTTACCATTCCATGTACTTTTTTCCGTATCAGTAACAAAGCGGTGAGTAGCATCCGGAGTCACTTCAGTGGCAACATGGCTATGTGATGAAGGAGCATAGCTACCAACAGGTTGATATACTCCGGAATGATTGTGATTCCCTGCAGCCTTGCTATTCCATGTGCTTTTTTCAGAGTCAGATACGAATCTATGCGTTGAATCAGGCGTAATATCAGCTGCTGCATGAGTATGTGATGCGTCAGCATAATTACCGAGTGGCTGATAATCTGCATCGTGGTTATGATTAGAAGGAGAGGCTCCGACTTCGCTTGCCGTATAAGTAGGTTTCTTCGTGGCTTTCGCCCAAGCGGGCACGTCGCTTGCCGGCATTGAAGTTGGGAAATCGCTAATATCCGCTTTCTTATGTGAGTGAGCTAATGGAGTTCTTGCATTGCTTAAGCGGGCATCGTTACCTTCACACACGGTTCCGGCAGCCGTACCGAAATCTTTATTAAAAGCCGTTTTTTTAGTAAATACAGGTTCATAGGTACCCGCATGATTATGGTTCGACGGTGATGCACCAACTTCGCTTGCCGTATAGGACGGCTTATTCACTTCCTTCGCCCAAACGGGCACATCGCTAGCGGGCATTGAAGTAGGAAAATCACTGATCTCAGACTTCTTGTGAGTATGCGCTTTAGGTGTACGGGCGTCACTTAGTCGACTATCATTTCCTTGGCAAACAGTTCCGGAAGTTGTGCCAAAGTTCTTATTGAAAGCTGTATTTTTTGAGAATACAGGTTCGTATACTCCTGCATGGTTATGTGTATCCAAAGCTGCTTTCAAAACCTTCCCTTGTTCGGCAGAAAGGACCTTGCCAGTACCACCACTTGTTAGGTTGTTGACAATATCGGAAACGTTGATTTTCTTCCCTAACTCTGTTGCCATGGTAGCGGCGAAGTTCGGATCATTATTAAGGGCATTAGCCAATTCAATAAGCGTGTCGAGGGCTTCCGGTGCTCCAGCTACAAGTGCATCCACTGCAGCTTTTACTTTAGCATCAACTCCAGAAACTGCGTTATTGGCGGCCTGTGCTGCCGCATTTGCACTATCTGTGGCAGCTTTAGCAAGAGCTGTTTGCGCTACTGATGCGTTTTTGGCTGTATTAGCATCATCAGTAGCTTTTTTCGCTAAAGCTGTTTGGGCTTCCGATGCAACTTTGGCAGCGTTAGCCTCTTCTGTAGCTTGTTGGGTTTCTTCTTTGGCAGCATTAATACTTATAATTGCTGCGTTAGCGTCATTAGTAGCTTTCTTTGCAAGAGCTGTCTGTTCAACTGATGCGTTTTTGGCAGCATTTGCATCATTCGTAGCTTTTTTTACAAGTTCTAGTTGTGCGTTAGCATCTTCTGTAGCAGATGTCATTTCTTGTATAATACCGCTATACTCAGACTTACGTTGGGTTTCGGCTTCTACACGTTCTGTTTCAGCAGAAACACGCCTAGTCTCATTTGAGGAACGAGTATCTTCCGCAGCCTTGCGGCTATCTTCATCCTGCTTTCTTTTATTTTCTTCTGATACCCGGGACGTTTCGGCTGATTTACGGTCAATTTCAGCGGACTTTCTTTTGTTTTCTTCTGATACTCGGGCTGTCTCCGCTGATTTACGGTCTGTTTCAGCAGATACGCGTTCAGATTCGACAGTAACGCGATTATCTTCGGCTGTCATTCGTGCAGTTTCATTTGCTTCTCTCGTGGATTCGGCTTCTTTTCGTTCATCTTCGGCTGTTATGCGATCTGTTTCAGCTGTAGAACGTGTTGTTTCAGCTACTTTTCGTTTGTCTTCTTCCTTCACACGTTCCGATTCTGCAGAAGAACGTCCTGTTTCAGCGGTCTTACGTGCATCTTCATTACTTATACGTGCTTGTTCATCTGATACTCGTTTATTTTCTGTTTCAATGCGGCTAAGTTCTGCAGATACACGTTGCCCTTCAGCGGTCGCGCGAGCTGCTTCCTCTGCTTTACGGGTATTCTCATTTATGATACGTACAGATTCTGCAGCTGACCGGGCTTGTTCTTCACTTGAACGATTTCTTTCAGCGTTGATACGAGTAGCTTCATTGCGTTGTCGAGTATCTTCATTCACTTCTATTTGGGTTCGGGAATCATCAGCCGCCTTTGCTGCGTCATTGGCCTTCTTTGTTGCTGCAACTACGTCATCATAGGCTTTCTTTATGAATTCAAGACTAACTTTTACACTTGTTTGTACGCCATTCACCATTTTAACGCCAATAGTGTACAATCCTACCATGCTATCAGCAAGCGTTAATTCGCTGATTTTTTTCTTTTTAATTGGCATAATTTTTTAAGTCAATATAAAATATTCCATCTTCTGTTATGATAAATTCTTCTGCTTCGGAAGCAAGCAGGAAGTCTGTTTCTCCAATCCGGAAACTAGTAAATACAAGTTTCAAGGTAAATTCCCACCATACCCCATTATTAAGAAGAAAATTGTTTGTCTGGCAACTCTTATAATAGCAAGGGTAGCTTTCACTCCACTCATCACAATAAAATATACGTTCAGCATCAGAATACTCATATCCTTCATCATCGACCTTAGCAGACAGTTTTGTAAGATCATAGAGTAGGGTATCGCGATTTCGCCAGAACGCTTCAATCGTCCCGGCCCGCATCAGGCATTTGAGAGATACTTCTTTGGTTTGGAATTTCACAACTTCACCGTCATAGATTGCTCCATCTTGACGTTTGAAATTCTGCAGTAGGTTCTTTTTTACTGCCGGAGTTTTCAGTATTTCTGCTGTACTGCCTTTCAATACTACTACACCATAGTCGGTCAGATCTTTACCGTCAAGCTCATAGCCCTTTGGAAATGGGAGGTCACTATCGTTAATAGGTTCTTGATACTCATAGTTGGCTTCACGGGGAAAGTCATTTGTAAGAGTGAACTTAGAAATTTCAAGGCCCGTATTGATTACATAACTGTTTTGAGAAGACAAACGTAGGGTATATGTTCTGTCAATGAGTGGAAAACGAAATTCATGATAGCTCAGGTCCGAGAGCTTATCAATTAGTCCGCCAATACCCATACTGCCCATATATGCAAATTCAATGCTTATATCACTTGTGTTTAGGGCAATATTAGAAAGGTCAAATTCTTGTCCATCTTCTTCCGGCCAGTCGTTTTTTTCCAATTCTTTGATAGCAGGGAAGGCTACAAGATTATTGTAGCTTCCCTTTGTAACGCATATCCCTAAACTGGTATAGGCGTCTATTCCGTCTAAGTAAAATTGTCCTGTCATCGCTTCAATGTTATGCCTTTAGTGTTCAATGTGTCAATCCCCATTCTGATAGATTCTATAGCCTTCTCAATAGCTTCAAGGCGTGCCGTATGACTACTTATGTCTGACAGGTAAGTAATGACAAGATCGCTATGTTTTACCATTTCACCTATATTCTTGTCCATGTTGGATAGGTATACAAGCTTCTCAATGATCTTATCTGTACTCAATTGTATTTGCTTAACTCCTTCGTTTATTGAGTATGTGTGAGAAGTCATAACAGCAAATGCACCATCCAGTTTATCTGCAGAGTCCTGCGACATGGAGGCAAAACCTTTCTTTGATGCTTCACGTTCATCGTCATCTTTGTTCCAGCCATACATTTCAGCCAACGCATCCCGTTTGGCTTTCATGTCATCGGAAATCTGCTGACCTTCAGCTTTTAAAGCATTATATTCTTCTTCGGTTACTCCATCATCCATAGCTTTGTAAAACTTCTCTCTCCAAGCTGTTAGTCGGCTCATATAGTCCTCTTTGAGCATTGAGTTTAGAATAGCATTTCTCATGTATTCTTCAAAGTTATCTGCGAAATCAGCACTATCGGCATCCATATCTGTAAGCAGATCCTGAAAGTCTGAACGAAGTCCGTCTATATCAATGAGAGTAGCATCGGTGATCTTCTGCTCGACAACCTCTGCAACCTGGGTAACACCATCCACTATCTGATCCGCGAATTTTTGAGTGTCAGAGTCAAGTTGTGACCAGAAGATCCCAGCATTTTCTTGAAGTTTTGTAAGTTGTTCATCTGTCAAATCAAACAGACCGGCCATGCGTCCGCCCATTTTGTCTTTAAATTCATCGACGCTCATACCTAGCGTATCTGCCGCTTGCTTCCACCCCTCCATGGACATATCTTCCACTTCAGTATATCCCTTTGAATGTGACTTGCCGGATGCACCAGAGTTCAAGTATTGTTTACCTAAAACACGTGCATTCTCATTCTGTAGCCTTATCATTTCAAGGGCCTTATCATAAGCAGCATTCGCATTATCTCCTGTAAGAGTTTCAGCCAATTCCAGTTGCTTTTCTATCACTCTATCAAGAATGTTGATATAAGATTCATAAGCTTCTTTGGCTTTCTCATACTTTTCTGTTGTGTCGTCTTTGCCGAACAGGTCGAAGATTTTCATTGCTATCTGCATAGCTGCACCGATGATGGCGAGAATGACAGATGCTTTTTCAACCGCTTTGATTGCAGTTGATGCCGTTGTTGATGCCGTTTCTACGCCATTCATCGCTGTCATGGCGAAGGTGCCGATATTGCCAATGATACTTATAATTTCACCGGCTTGTCCGCCGATAGCTGAACCTAGATCTTTTAAAGCGTCACCGAGTTCTCCGATAACGCTTGCCACTTTCCTTTCAGCAGCTTGTACCTTTGCACTGGCTTTCGTCGTTTTGTCTTTTGCTTCATTGTAGTTATCCGTTTTCTCCTTCACCTTATCCAACGCCTGCGCCTCGGTTAGATAAGCTTTAGTTGAATCGATCTTTCCGGTCTTGGGATTATACTTAGAAGACTTGACACCGTTCTCAATCATAGCACCGCCTTTCACTGCTTCCGCCTGGGTCCGGGCATTCTCTAACTCAATTTGCGCTTTAGCTAGTTCTTCCTCCGCTTCTGCCAGTTCCTTCTTCTTGTCAGATAATGATTGAAACGGATTACGTGAATCCAGTTCATCCATGATTGATTGAATAGTGCTGGTATATTCACGAAGTTGGTCCGGAGATAATACCTTAGCTGCTGTCCCTTTTGCATTCTCTAGTTGAGAAAGAAGAGAATTAAGAGTTTCAGAAGATGTTTCTTTCAAATTCTCAAAGGCACGAACGTATTCCGGAGATTCTTTCAGCTTATTATAGTCCATATTCATAAGTTCCATACCCTTATCTTTTGTAGCTTGGGTGATGGAACGATCAATCTGTTCTACCTGTTCTGTATTTCCGTCCTTTTCTGCTTGTTTGCGCTGTTCTTGAAGAGTAGCAATATCTTCGTTGAACTTTCGTTCAATCGCAAGCCGTTGATCTGTATAGTCCTGATACTGATTCAACAAATCAGATAGATCATCTCCACGATTGTACTTTGTATCAGCAGTCGCAGCGGCTTCCTTTGCAACGTTGTCGAACATGGCAAACAGTTTCTTCGTTGACTCAGAATTGATGAAAGCACTTGTATTAAAAGTCTTCTTCTTGTTTTCCGGATTAGCTTCAAAAGCAGAACGAGCATCTTCAATCACTTTTAGTTTCTTGTCTTCTGCTTCACGCTCGATAGCCTGCAATTCTAGTTTGTGATTAAGCTCCCTTTGTCTGAGGACTTTTTCACTACTCTCTTTGAGTTTGTTTATTTCAAGTTGTTCGAGTTCATTTGCTGAATCTTCTTTTATTCGTTCCTGTTCAAACTTTTGTTTCTCTAACAGGAGTTTATATTTTTCTTGTTCTTCACGTAATTTTTGTGCCTTATCATCCTGTTTGGAAAATGAATCATAAACTTTTAATTCTTTCTCTGCTTCTTTTAGTTTTTTGATATTTTCTTTGTAAGCAGTAATGACAGTAGCATCAATCCCTTTGAAATTTCCAGCATCCATCAATTTTTTTTGTGCCGAAGCGATTGAATCTAGTGCTTTTGTAGCATCGTCTTTCTGCTTCGTCCAAAAAGCCTTATTCTGAATTTTGGCTTTCTCTTCTTCTTTCTTTTGTTCTTCTTTTGCTTTTCTTTGAATTTCATTTATTTTGTCTACTTCTTCTTTGGCAAGACGGGCAGACTCTGCTGCTTCATTCTTTTTTTTAGCTAATCGACCAATTCTAATACTTAATCCAGAATCTTCGATACCATTCTTTTGGTTTTCTTCAGCTTCATTTATTGCTTTTTGCCATTCAGTTGTAGCTGCATCAAGTTCCTCTTGTTTCATTACAGCTCTAACTTTTACTCCCATGATATATTGCTCATTTTTATCCTTGTTGAATAATTTTAGGATATCGTTGAGTTCCATTGTTTTGAGCTTTTCTAAATCAATGTTTTTCAAAACATTGGGCATTATAGCTTGAAGTTGTTTATATGCATCTAATTTATCAAATTGGCTAGCTGCTTCATCTTTAATAACATTGACAAGGCTTTCTGCTTTATTTTTCAAGTCATCAAAATGTTTCTTTTGTGCTTCCATAGCAGCATTATGTTTTCTCATAGCCTTCTCTGAGACGTTTTCCGCAGTTGCGCATCTGTAAATGGCATATCCAAGTCCTGCGAATGCAGCAGCTGCTAATACATAAGGATTAGTTAGCATAGCTGCAACATTTTTCAACTGTGCAATGGTTTGAGCTTTTATTGCTCCTGTTAATAAAATACGGGCAGATGTACTTTTAGCAATCATGGTAGCCTCAATGGCATACATACCTTTGGTTAATACAAGGTTGGCCGCCTCAATAGCACGCTGTCGATTTACAATTGCTGTTACCGTTGCATATACTTGTTTGGCAGTACTTACAGCAAGAATACTTCCTTTGTATCCTGCAAGGGCAGTCGTAACGACGACTATTAAGGCACCTATATCTTTCAATGCCTCTTGAACACTGCCATCTTTAAAGGCTTCGTTCATAGATTGTGCTGCGGCAGATATTTCTTTTAAGATTTCCTGTCCTAACGGGCGAAGGGTGGCCGTTATGTTATTCCCCAGTAGCTTCATTTGATTATCAGCAGAAGAAGCCATTTCTTTAAAAGCTGCTTCTGCTGCGCCTGTGGCATTTTGCATTTCTTCCAAATGTCCGGCAGCCTCTTTGACGTTAATTCCTGTCAATCCAAGAACTGCATTGACCGCCTCGATTTCTGGAACTAATCTACGAAGTTCTGCTTCCGAGCCTCCTGCCTGTCTAGCAACTTCTGCTAGCGCCTCTTGATAGGTCCTGTTATCAAATGCGCCATCACCAAGCACCTTGGATACTGCAATAATGGAAGCACGTATTTGAGTCATTGCTTGCGCTGTAGGCGTACCTTGTTTGGTTAGGGTAGCAACAGCGGCTAAGACCTGATCTACTTCCACACCATAGGCGGCAGCAACAGGCGCAACTTGCGCAATACTTTTGCCTAACTCTCCAAATGAGGTCTTACCCAGCCGGACGGTAGTAAATAGTTGATCTGATATTTTCTCAGCTTCTGAAACATCAAGCTTATAGGCATTCAATAGGGTAGTGATACCGTCTGCTGCCGTAGCCGTATCGGTAACTCCACCGATAGCAGCTTTAGCCGATACTTCCAGAACCTTCATACCATCCGCACCATCATGGCCGGCAGATACAATCTGATACAATGCTTTAGCCGCATCATTCGCAAGTACTGGAACCTCGCGGGTCAGTTCTACGACTTGATTCATATAATCGGTTAGACTGCCCTTTATTCCGCTTGAAAGGGTAGCAACTTCTTTCATACTTTGCTGGAACTGCTTTTCAAAGTCGTATGCACCTTTGGCGGCCTGGGCAAATGCAATGCCCGCACTAATACCAATCCCTCCGAAAACATCAAAAGAAGTGATCTCACCGGCCATCGCCTTGATGATCCCCATTGCCTCCTGACGTCCTGAATATAACCCCGAGTTATCTATTCCTGTAGCGAAATACAACGCTCCGTCTTTATTTTGAATACCCATAGCATTTATTCTTAAAATATAAAGAGAAGCTAAAATTTGGCTATTTCGAGAAGAATAAGCATCTTTGCAATGTTCTTCGACCAAGGAACAATTTTTATATTAACATGTTGGGGAGTTGATAAGCCTGCAAATCAAAAGATAGGCTATCAATTCCCTTTGCTACATAGTCCCAACATGTTGTGTAAAGATTATGTTCCTTGGTCGGAATAAAAGGGGAAAGATAGCCTTTTCTTATAATATATAAACCAAACATTCATTACACCATGACCAAGGAAAATGAACGAAAAAACGGAGTGAATAGCGTTCTCCGGAAGAAAGAACTACAGGAAGCTTTTCAAAGAGGCCTAAGCCTCGGACTCAAAAAAGGAAGAATTGAAGGGATGATCACTTACCAATCCCGTGTTATCCAAAATTTGGAAAGGGATAATGTCGAAATAACAAAGATGATGGATAGCGTAGATGCTGAGATAAAAAGGGGATATTAAAAAATCCCCTATATCTTCACAGATACAAGGGACCACAATACTCTAAACCAATTTAATAAAAAAACAGTTAACCTAATATATAAACACAACAGCAAATTACCTTAACCCTTGACCTTACCGGCTATATCGTTATACTTCTTTATCCTGATCGTCTTACTAGGATCATCAAAAGAGGGTAGTTCTACCCATTCATAATCTCTACCTTCAACTTTACCGTCTTCATCAGTAATCTTATTACGCTCTCTCATTACAAATGAGTACTCCTGCAGTAATGTCTCTATCAATCCATAGCTACTATCCAACGTCTGGTTAAACGTTAATCCTAGAGCTTCTTTTACAATCACTAGGAATCTGCTTTGGTTGCATCCTTCCAACTTTGCAAATTCTTCTGAGCGGCTATTATCTCCGTCTCTCGTAGCGGGCTCACGTTCCGAAGCATCGTGATAGAGGTGCAAAAAGGGTGATACCCTATGCGATATATAATTGCATTAAACAGGATCCGTATATCCTCCCATGTCGTATTGTCTGCGAGAGCGTTCTTGAACCATTCCGGAGGATCACTAGGCTTATTGTGAATCCCGAGGCAGACGATGTCAAAAAGCAATCCTCCGTATTTATTCATCAGTTCCGGAAAGTCTGCATTGAGTTCTCCGTCCTTCACAATCATCTTATCAAGATCTTCTTTCTCGACTTCAAGAAGGAAAGGGCGTATCCGAAACCATGTCCGAACGGTGACAGGCTTTATAACTATGCAATTGCCGGGGTCCTTTCCTTTAGGAATAGAATCCCGGTTAGTAAATTCGAATGGAATTTTGACAGCCTGATCCGTAACGGATTCAGACTCTTGCTGAAATAAATTCTTTATACTCATAATTTCATCAAGGAGCCTAGCCCGTTGTACTTCCGGGCAATACTTCCGGTTATTTGCAACTAACCTTCAATACTTTCAGCTCCATCCTTCAATAGTTTGTTCCTGTAGGCGGAATCGAACCGCCGGTCTCTACATAATCAATGTAGCGCTCTAACCAACTGAGCTATACAGAACCGTTATTTATTTTTTCGCACCACTTGGAGCAGCTTCTCCGCCTTCGACATTCGCAGCATTCGCTGGGGCTTCTCCGCCTCCGGCAATAGTAACTACTTCGCGCATGAAAGCAGTCTGTCTCTTACCGTCTGCAGTAACAGCAGCTTGCATATATACACGAACAAGCAACAACTCTGCTTGCTCTGATCCGGGAGCCTGTGAAATCTTTGAGGCGATCTTGCCATTTACGATGGTATAAACGACCTTCTTACCGTCTTTAGGTAATGTTTCACACTGGAACGTTTTAGAGATAGAAGGAGTACTAAGAGGCTTTTTCCAGATATTTTTTCCTCCTGTTGTATCCACTTCACCGCCTGCTAGTTCTTTAAGAACCTCATTTGATGGAGTAGGGATGGAGAACTCGACATAATCTGTCGTATCTTTCACCAGTTCAACATAAAAAGGTTCTTCACTACCTTCTACTTCAATCTTCACTTCCTTTGGATCTGCAAAGTTAAATGCAACACTTCCTTTGGTCGGAAGGGGATAATCTTTGAGATCTGCACCGGGAACGCCGTCACCGACTGTTCCAAATTTAATTCCACCTACGCCCATAGCGATAGGTCTAACTTCTCCTGACATAATTATTGATCTATTAAAATTTCTAATCTGATATTTGTACAAGCAAAGCCTTCTTTCAGGTCCGGCATTGGAACGTTCCAGAGGACTGTTACTTCTTTACATGTACCGTCATTGCTATTGATTGAATCAAGCGATTTCCTAACTTTACGCTTTAATTCTTTCATTCGTTGACGTTTTAACATACCATTTTCATCACTCCAAGGAACAAAGATGTTGATATTAACAGGCACTTTATTGATGAAGTCGAGCTCATTCAATTGCAGATGATTGATAACGATGTGTTCATTAGTAAAGCCGGCTTCCGACTTATCCTTGTAAATCATAACATCGGTGCCCGCAGCGGCCACAGCATCATAAACTATATCTACAGCGTCGAATTCATCCATAATCAAATCTTGCTAAAAATTGACTTCAATGTATCTCTTAGATACTTCTCACATTGTGTATTAGCTCCTGAAACAACCTCATACCCTTTAGCTTCCACGGCTGCCGCATACTCCATTCCTGCAACACCAACCAACACATAACCGCCAGTATATGATAGTGAGACTTCTTCTGCAAGCCTGCGACCTTTGTACTTACCGGTTGTCTTATCAGTCCCTTTGTCACCTTCCTTAAAGTTTTCTGTAACCACTTCTCCGTCTTTGGCTATTATATATCCAATAGAGCTTCGAAGATTGCCCGTTTGGTCTTTATATGAACCACTCCGGCGGGCTACTTCGATAAACTTTTCACCTCCTGCCTGCAGGAATACAAGCATCTTATCTTCTGCTTTACTTTGAAAGCGATCAAACCATTTTTCCAATTCATCATAAGTGAATAGGGGAGTCATACCGTTTCTCATACGTTGATAATTGAATGTGATTGATAAAGTTCCCAACAGATAACAGGTACATCAATACCCTTTGATTCGACTTTCAAACGCAAAAACTTACTACCGGCCGGTGGCTGCATTTTGGTATAGAAATAGCCATGTACTTGCGCTTCATCACCAGCCGAATTACGTTTGAGAACGATTCTTCCATCGCTTACTGGGTCATAACGTCCGGAGACAGATATTTCAACTGGTATTCCCGGAACCAATTCACCGTCAACAACCTGCCCTTTAGCAGACATAGTGACTATCGCTGTATGTGGGTATCGTTTTACCATCTGCTACCTGCCCTTCCTTTGATAATGATTCGCTTGCCAAGTTTAGCCGCCTTCTCCGGCTCCCCGTTTTCTATATACAGCTGCTTTGCAGTCTGAATATAGAAAGAACGGGGATGAGTGATAGAAAGCTTGTTTTCACTGAAATCCGGTGAGTTTACCATCATGGCATACATATCAGCGACACAAAGACCGACCAGCTTCATGCTTTCAGTAGTACATTCTGCTTCGGGGGTGATACCCCGCTTAATGAAGACTACCTTATCCAAGAAGCCTTCCATATCCTCAATAGATGGATATTCTAGTATTGTTTCTCTGATTGTTGCCATAACTGTTTACTCTTCGTCTTCTGCTTCTAAGTTTTCTTTCTCAACTTCCTGACCCAAGAATTTAGCGGGGATATTGTCTGTTCCTTCTGTAGCTTCATCGGCTGCCCATGCTTTACCGTCAGCTTTCAGAATGTACATCGCTTCCGGATCATTAACTACCGGCCATGCGTTTGCTTCTCCTTTGGTCCATTCTTTAAATGGTTCTTCGGTTGACCATTTGGTAATCAGAACAAAATCTTTCTTTACCATCAATGCTTTCTTTCTCAGACTCTCAGAATCTTCTGCTGCAATTGGTCCGTGTTGGATATCACCTACACGCAAATCCTCTAAGAAACAAATACGTTTGCGAACCCACGGACAGATAGTAGTACGTTTGTGGTTCTTATCTTCGATACGGAGCGCCGGATTGATTGTGATAATCTGACATGGGTTTTCTTGTTCTGCAAGATATTCATTAATCACTTTTTTTGTGATAACGACCTTGGACGTTTGATTGATCCAGCCTTTAATCTTATCAATAGTTGCTTTCTGCTTTTTCAGCAAAGAGAACTCAGTAGTAAGCATAATAATATAGCGAAGAGACACACCTTCCTTGGCTGCATCGGCCAGTACATTTTCAATATCTTGAAGACCATCAGCAGTAGAAGCGGTAGCCCAATCTACGGAGGATACTTTTTTGTTGGCAGCAGGCATACCCACGCCGACAAATTCCGTAGTTACGATGCCGTTGTTATTAGAGGATGTCAAGTTGGTTCCGCCACGTGACATGTATTGCATACTAGCCCATTCCATACGTCCACGGACACCATTATGCACAAAATCGGTATCTTTGAAACCAAGATTTAATAGTTCCAATTGATCAGAATCGCCCTGGGCATCGCGTTGTAACTGCTTGTATTCTTGATATTCACTTTCAGTCATCGAGCGCTTAATAGCGGTCTTAGGAATATCACCAGACATTTTGCCGATCACTTCACGCGTTTTCTCCGGTGCAGATGCATCGAAAGAAATAACGTCAGCAATAACCGGAGCGCCTTTTTCACCAACCAATGTTTCCCACTTCAATGAAGTAACTCTCTTCACACCAAAGAAATTCGGGTAATACATCGGCTTCACATGACGGGAGTTGAGACGTGCCGCCATGTTTTTCTTGTTAATTTGCTTGATTAAGCTTCTTTCCATAATGATTTATGAATTAATAGATTATACAAAACGAATGAGAGGCATAAGCTTCTTCAAATCAGCATCAAGAGGGAATGGCATATTTCGTTCCTCAATAGTACCTCTTACCATCAATCCGCAAGATTGATTAGCAACAGTCAGATCAACTTTAGCCATCGTAATCACCACCTCGGATGTTTCTACTGTAGCCTCGGCAGAACCTGCATCAGCTTTTGATTTTACAGCGACCAATACCATATCTTTGGCCATCGCACCAATGGCAGCCGCCAGCGTAATAGAGTCATAAGCAGCATTACTCTTGTCGATAGCGGTAATTTTATCGGATGCTCCATCAAATTTTCCACCGACAGTCACGAAATCACCAATTGCAAACAGATGATTTTTAGCTACCTTGATGATTTTTCCTGCTGTTTCTACAGCCTCCAGCACTTTTGCTGTCTTGATGATATGCCAACCACCGTTTTCATCGCGTCCTGCGATGCAGTAAGGTGGCAACTCATCTAATGGCTGTCCGTCAAACAGGGCCTTTCTCAAATCAGCACGGGCAATAGTGCCACCGCCGACAACATCCTCCAACATCTTAATGATGGCGGGATGGTACTGAAATTCTTTTTCTTTTTTTAAATACATGATACAATAAAATTTAGTTATTACTCAATACCAAGACTAGCGACACCACTGGATTCACCAGCTTCTTCTTTATTCATGATATCCAGCCACTCTTTTTCACTACGGTCTTTTACCTGTGATTGTGGGGTGTAGTTACCATTTTCGATTTCATCTGTCACAGCGGACTGGCGAATTTCAGCATACTCTTCTGCCAATTCCTTAATCTGATCTTCGACAGATATTTCAGAATTTACGTCGATACGCTTGAACCACTTTTCTGGTAATTTTGCGTTATCAAAGAGAACCTTAGCTGAAGCCTGTTTGCTGGATGTTGTAATATTCCCAGTTAAGGTGGTAACGCTATTGGCTAACTCTGATATTTGTTTTTGTTGAGCCTTGAATAGTTTCATCAAAGAGGCGGGAACACCTTCGAGATCTTCTTCTTCATTTTCTTCATTCTCTTCTGATTCTGTCGTTTTCTTGGTCTTTTTAACTGGTTTGATTGGCTTACCGTCCTTCAGACCATTATTCTTCTCATATTCAGCGATAGCGTCCTTTTTCGCTTTTTCTACTGCGGATGTATCTTCAAGATCAGGAAGAATATTGTCTTTGAATAAGGCAACATAAGTAGCAATATCTTCTTCTTTTTCGATTTTGAAAAGTTTCTGAACCTTAGAGGCGTACTTTTCGTTTACACCTGCGGCTTTCAAGCCCTTCTTAATAGCATCAATGATTGTCATAACGATTTTCTATTAAAATATAAGGGGAGTAACTTTTTCCTTCCCTTATATTTTATTCCAGAATCAATGAGTATATTTGCAATATGGATAAGAAGAAAGAATATAAGGAGAAAGCTAAGATCCTCGCTCTACAGAATGGGTTCGATCAGGTTTCCTATTATGGAGAGTGGAAAGGCTACTTGGTATATACAGCATCCCGGAAAGAAGACAAGGAATGCTGCATTGGATATCCTCAATTTATTCTTGTGAAAGATGATGCTGCACATCTTGCACCATATACACAATCGCCGGATATAATGGGAATGGCTCCTATGCCCAAAGACTATACAAGTTCATTCTTATAACTTTCTCACTATTCTATCGATAATATCTGTGTTTACCAATAGATTGTCTACACGCAATACATTTACTCCATACTTAAGACTTATATCTTTGGATATAACTTTCCAATCGCCCAAACGACCGATTTGTGGATCATAAATACGGATTGAACCGTTTTCTAACCTATCAACAGTAATAATATGTCCACCTTTTCCGTCTTTCCACATAAAGTCAATGTGATACCTGCCGGCTTCTTTGGTTAACTCGTTCAATTCTTTATTCAATTGAGTGAGAGTCTTGCTTTTAATATCAAGTCCTGATACATATTGTCCACCTGCCTGTTTCTTCTCAGGTGTCTGCATTGTTTCCGGATCAATCCAGGCCCAGTTAGTTTTTCCAGAGAGTTCATAAGGAATGTTCCCTTCTTTTTTAAGGTTAGGTAGTGCTGTTACATCATATCCACGTCTTCTCAATTCATTAGCAACTACGCATGACTGACAGTTTACACTGAATTCTCTTCCTTCTCCATAACCGATGTTTCCTCTCAGTTCATTTGCTTCTTCGAAGGTCATATCTTCACCTCTCTTTATGCCGATTTTTTGCTCAATCTTACTCTGATTGAAGTTTCTTACAAACCGGTCGTCCCATCTTTTTTGAATATCATTTTTCTCAGCATCGGTCTTGATGCGCTTTGTTCTTGATACTTTTATGACTTCGGGTGTAGTAGGCTGGGGAGTTCTCTCTCTTTGCAAATCTCCTTCTTTGCTAAAGTTATCCTTATACCAAAAAGCGGATTGCACCCCATTTTTATTCTCGTCAACAAAATCCTTTGCTGTTTTGGGAATATCTGTTATAACCTGTTCTTGCGGAACTGTATCGTTTAGCAGGAAATCAGCAAAGTTGTCCGGTTCCATCGTGATCGGAGTAGCAAAACAGATACAGAAAGGATGAAAACCTATAAACTTGAACGTTTTCGGATATTTACCTACCATTGCATCACATATCTTGCATGGTCCGCGATTATTGGCCGAGCGATGTATCTCAATACCTAATATAAAATCCTGTTTACTCCAACGTTCATAGTCAGCGGTACGATAAGACATATTGGTAGATGTAGCTGTAAGACGTAATGCGTTCATCTTTGAACTACGATATATACCTTGTCCTGGGTGATAGTTCTTCATAGGTTGGGACATAACAAGTTTCCCTTCTTTATCCTTTACCCGGCGAAATCGTTTGTCCGGCTCATTTAGGATTTGCCTAAGATCTTGACTTATCCGTGAAGAACTTCTACCAACAGATAGACCTGTCTGTAAATAATACTCGAGTTGTGTTTTTGTCTGATCCGCAAGATTCCACACCATTGGAGACAGATTATTGCCGCGTACATCAACCCCTTTCCTAAGTTGAGAGAGTGCGTCTTTGTTTGTAGCAAACATTCCTTGCTTCCTTACAGAATCAATAGCCATGCCTTTGATGTATTCTGATATAAAATCCTCATTCTTCATTTCAGAGCGCTTCCATGCGTCTATGTTGAAGGCTGTAAGATTCGTGAGAAGAAGAGACTGTAACTTATCCAACTCCCGATCCACACATTTTTCGACAACTTGATTACGTAACCATACATTATCGCTACTACGATTTGCCCATTGTTGGAGAAATGGGGTAATAGACAGAATAAATCGATTAAAGATATTGGCCACTTCGCTTTGCTGAGCCAATATCTTTTGTATATGCTGCTTGTCGTAGAATGTTAGTCCTTTCATTGATATATCGGTCCTAGCGGATTGTTATTGACTGAAGCTGCTTGTTCTTCCTGTTTCATTTTCTCAATTTCCTCTTTTACATTCTGAGTATAAGGAGAACGTGCGGTAAGTGTTTCCTGGCTATTGATTGGTTTCCCACCTCCGGCTGTTGATAGATTCTGTAAGTCTTCTGCTAAATTCTTCGGGAGAATAGAGCCGAAAGACACCTCAAAATAATTATTCATTATAGCATTGGAATTTTTGATATGTGATATATTCGCCATGCCTGCTTGTACAATAGCCACACATCGTTGTACTACCGGTCCGAAGATTTCCATTTGTTCCGTAGCCTTAATTTTTGCATCAATGGTCATAAACTCACGGGAGACGCCTGATAGGTCACCTATGCCAATAAGATTGTCAAACGACAAATCAGGACATGATGCACCAGAGAATATTTCGTGGCGTTCATTACTAATCTCTTCCTTTTGTGAATCTATGGACTGTTGCCATGATAGGTATTCAGCATCACCATGATACGCAGTGCCGGTATCAGGGTCAACTTCCATAGAAAAGTTTAATTCTTTCCCTACTGTATCTTTTGATGGGAGATTCGACAAACCGAAAGATTTTAGCATTGGGTCGCCGAAGTAGTCGTTAGTATCTGACATTCTAGAGATCCGCATTTCATAATGGTCCATGAGTAAAGCGACATCTTCCCAGTCCGGTTGGTCTACCTCTGCATATACTACAGGGATTTTGCCGAATAGGTTATTATCTGACTTGATTTCCCACTGGCCCCCCTTATTTATAGCTGTGATAACTTTGTCTGAGGTGTATATTTTGACACACTCGTAGGTAGAGTAGTCAATCTTGGTTGTGAACTTATGAATGAAAGCATCCATATCATCATCATCGTCAAAATGTGGATAGAACTCATAAGTAACGTTATCATCCTTTGGCAAAGAGAGTATCTTGGCTTTCAGTTCCGGGACTTTTTTCCCATTTACAACTTTGTTTACAGGGTAAAATACAATAGCGGCTTTTGTTTCTGACAACACCTTACGGGCAAAGCTCATAAGTACTGACTTCATTTTGAGTTTGCGGACAAATATCTTTTTGAAATCCTCCAAGCTTGCATCATCTGTATTATCTGCTGTGATGGTCATATCTCCGCCAAATAAAAAAGCTGCTGCTGTGCGAACAATCTTCTTTGGGATATTGGTCACTATTTTGGCAACAGGAACAGTTTTATCCTCTAATCGTTTAGGCTCCATTTTACCCGTTTGGGTATTCAATTCTTCTTCTGTTTCAGAATAGACAGCTACTGTCTTAGGTTCACGGAAACCAACGGATGTAGTGCGACGGTTACGCTTACCATTATACTCTTCTAAATATTCCCGTGGCTCACGATTTTCTATGGTGTCCACGCAAAGATCACTTACAATCCTTCCAAAGTCGTCTTGAACTAAAATTTCACTAATTGATGCCATATACTTTTCTCTTAAAATATATGGCAAACAGGATTTATCCACGTCCTACCTTACGAGTCGATGTTTTTTTTAATTTTAGACCAAGCGATTCTGCGAACTCTGCAAGTATTGTCATTCCGTCCGGTGCGTCGTCATGAGCGTTATCACCTTCACGCTTGTAACTGGTAAGCGCTTTCATGAAACGGCCGTAGTCTGATCCTTTAGTGTATTCTGATTCGTCTAAGAATACACAATGCTTCTTTATCCAGCCAGCCTTCATGATAATACGTGTTTCCTTGTGCTGGGTTGTTGGCCGGGCTTGTATAACACACGATTTCTTTTTAGCTGTAACAAGTTTGCGTACATTGATAGCAAATATACGCCCGCCATTGTTTGATTCAATGCGTAGCTGATCGCACTCTGTATCAATAACCATCTGTGCCAGGCGCGGTTCTGTAACTTCAACAGGATCCTTTGTGAAAAGAACATTCGTGATGAAGTATTTCGGTCCGAATACCTTTGCAAATGGTGCACAGAAATCATCATCGCCCTTATCAGCTGTATCACAAGCACCAAGTACACCATCAGGTTTCTTTCCTACAATATCAGCACTCTTGAAGCGCATGAGAGAGGATTTAGGGAATAGCAAACCTTTGGCTTCGAACGGTTCCTGCATATACTCGGCCATCCAGATACTTTCATCCGTTTCAGAACGTAGTTCCCGATAATACTCTGTTGTATGTACGTCAGCGCAGAACGTTTCATCGTTTTCATCTAGTGCAGCGATACGGATGATTTCATTATACTTGCCGGCTTCTTCTAAACGTCCAAGGACATCGCTAGAGGACCAGCGAGTACCAATATCAATCATGCAGCAGCTTCCTTCAATACGGGAGTCGTGTGTACCTTGCTTCCAAGACCAAACCTTTTCATTGTTATTATCAGATAGAGCATCTTCCAAGCTCTTGTATAAGTCGTCCGTCATGGCGAGCATAGATGCACCGAAACCAATGACAGTACCACCAACACCACCACCGAAATAAGACACCTGTCGAGCGCCTTCTACATTCCAGCCTTTGACATTCTGTTTATCTCCTTTTAGGTGAATCTCAGTAAATATCTCACGATAACGTTTTGATTTGACAATATCGCGGGTATCATAAGAGAGCTTGTTGTATAACGTGTCAGAACAACAGTTACGCATTACAGATTCTTCGGGAAAGTGTCCATACATCCAAGCGATGAAAAGAGAAGATATATATGACTTTCCAGCACGTGGTGGCATGCTGACAGCAAGACGGTAGATTATACCCGCAGAATACGAGCTGTACACACGCATGAACGCTTCCGCGACCTTTTTTAGGAACAGACGTTTAGAGAAAAACTTCGGATCATAGTACAAACAGAATGCCCAAAAGTCTTTCTTTGCTATTCGTTTGCGGAGTATGGTAGCAGCTTTCGCCTTACGAATCAATATTTCTCTTTTACTTTTCTTCTTTACCATCAATAATAGCCTGTAACTGTTCGTCACTCAATCCTTCCAGTTCATCACCAAGATTCACATTTGCATCAACTTCTTTCTTGTCACGCCATTTCTCCGGCTGCCGGTTCTTCAACCAAAATATTGCAGCCGTTGTATCAGGAGGATAGTGCTCAATGTATTCTTTTGAATCAGTTATTTTTCCCTCTGTCGCAGCAAACTTTGTTGCTTTACAATTATAGCCAATCGCACGGTTATAAAGACGGTATGCCACATTGGCATCCGCGATATTTTTCCCTTTTTTTAGGGACTCAAGAAATTCGGGATAGTCTTTTTTCCATTTGTTCAAGGTCTGCTCAGAAACAGAGAAAAAATCGGCAAGCTCTTTATCTGTTGCGCCAAGCAGACAAAGCTTTAACGCTTGATTGGCATATTCTTTTTGATATGCTGATTTGCGTCCTCTTTTTTTCTTTTCAGATTCATCTTTCGCTTGTGTCATTAGTTACAGATATTTTCTTTGGATATGGTTTAGACATTGATTTAATCGTTTTCATACATCTTTTATCAAGAGGAAATACATATTTTATCTTTGTTTCTCCTTTGATTACTTCAGCTTTTGGATCTACATGCTCACGTAACCAATCAATGGTTGAAGTGCCATATTTTGAGTTGATTGAACGCCTGTGTGTCAATTTGCCATTCAACATGATTCCACGCTCTGATGCAAACTCTCCTAAGTAATACCAATTTGTCGCTTGATAGATTGTTCCGATGTGTCCTTGGTTACGATCCGCATAACTGACAACAAGTCTAACAGCAGGAGCATCTATCTTTAGTAGCTTCAGTGCCATGGCCAATGCTTGAGAGGTACATTCCTGCTTCCCGTTAAGAGCAACCCTGACAAGTTCCATCACCTGTCCCTGCACCATGCTGAAACTGGAGGCTATGAACTGATTTGCACCGTTCGAGAAAAGGATTACACCACACCATTCTCCTTCAGAATTGAAAACGGAGTACCCGAGTCTTGCCTGAGGAACAGCATGTGCATAATGAAAATGTAAACATGCATATTTTGAAGCTTGATATGATGCTTTTTCTAGTCTCATAATTCCCCACCTCCAAAGACATAACTTGCCCCATCAAATTTCTCTATCAATGGCTTCATTTCTTTTTCAAATAATTCGGCCTGCTTCATGTCAGTGAATGCAATTTTTATATATGGAGGATCTTTACGGCGAGGAGCAGTCAGATCTTCTGGTATTTTAGAATCAACATCTTCTGTCAATGAATCAATTTCATCACTAAGTAATC